TGAGATCATCCGCGGTAATGATGCCTTGCTCCACGAGGTCGGCGCAAGGCTCGGTGATGCTGACGAGTTTTGCGTTCATTCCTTCTCCTTTCGTGCGGCGTCAATGGCGGCGCGAGTTAGCCTGCAGTTGTCTCGCAGATAAAAGAAGGAGATGGTTGAGCCAGTAGGCGTCTCCAACCAATCGAGTCTGTCCTGATCTTCCTTTAGTGCGGCGTTCTCGCGCTCCAAGTCAGCGATGCGTCTATAAGGCGCTGTCTCTCGGTCTTTCACGGCTTCACCCCCCTCCGGCGCAGCAGATGCGCGCGCTCCTCGTGCGTGATGTATTCGCGCCGATAGCCGCGATTGTAAATCCTTTGCCTGACCGCGGCCTGCTGCATCCGCACCTCGGCAACAATCTCCTTGAACGGGGCGAAGCGGGAAACCATCTCGTCGATGGTGGCCGACTTCGGGTTAGCGTGTGCGGCGCTCATTTCTTAAACCTCCCGGCCTTGTCGCGGCGTTCAGCGTCGCGCTTGATCGAGCGGAAAAACGAGTCCATCCACTCGCGGTCGCGGCCGAGTCGCTCGCCGTTGCGTAGCCCCCAGAGGAAGCCCAGCGAGATGCCGGCGCAGAGCATTATCGCGCCGAGCGCGAAGATCTCGAGCGCATTCATTCGTCACCTCCTTTCCCATCCTGGGCGGTGAGCAGCGCGTAAGCGACGACGGCGATCAGGAGCACCGTCAGCCAAGCTATAGTATTGAGCGTCATAGCCACGTCTCCTTGTACCACGCCGGCAGATCGATCTCTTGCACGTCGTCCGGCATATTGGGCCAGCGGTTGGACTCGATGCAGCCCTTGATCCGCGTCAGGTCGCGCAGCGTTTCCTCCTGGCCGCGTTGCAGCGCGGCGTTCGAGACCTTGTAGACCGCCACGCCGTATGGCTCGCACTTCTCGACGGCCACGAAAAAGAAGTCGGTGCAGGCGATGCCGCAGTCGTAGAGCAGAGGCAGGTAAAAGCCCGCCTGCCGGTGGTAGCCTAGGTTGACGAAAGCCTTTTCGAAGTTGCGGAAGGCGCCGTCGTCCAAGCTCTCGACCGTCTTCAAGTCCACGACGTAGGGCCGCGGGCAAAGCGCGCAGCCTGCTTGGTTGAACCAGTCCGTCCGCGCCTGCACGCGCAAGGTGGCGAATGTCTTCCGCCAGACGAGCTCAGGCTCGCCGGCGCGAAACAACTCCGAGGCCGCAGGATGCACCATCACCGCATCTCGCATCTGATGCACGAGCGCGAAGTCCTCGCCATCAAGGATCGTCTTGCCGGCGTTAGCCTGGGCGAACTGTTCCCACGCGGCCTTGCCCTCCTTCGTGCGCCGGTCGATGCCGTCTGGCCGGCGAGCGTACAGCGCGCCGTAGGTCTGCGGCTCGAGCACCGCAGCGTGCGTCGCTCGGCCGATGGCAAACGCGGAGGAGTCCGCGTCAGGCACGACCTTTAGCACGTACTTGCGATGATAAAGCGCGGGCCGGCGGCGGAACACCTCGAGCTTCGAGTGGCTGATGGCGTCCGTAGTGTGGTAAACCTCCGACGGCTCGCCTCGAATCGCGGCGTTCATTCGGCACCTCCGATGTCGAGTTTGGCCTGGAGCGGATCGACGACGGCTTCGCTCTCGTCCTTGAAGCGCACCGACCAGCCGACCTTCACCGTGACGGTGGGCGCCATCGCGAGCGCGTCCCATTCAATCGTGAAGCTGGCCTTGGCCTTCGGCTCGGCCTGCGTCTCGTCGTCCACGAAGGACTCCTCCGCGGCCTTACGCATCGCGTCGTAGTGCGTCTCAAGGAGCGCGCGGACTTGTTCGCTGGCAGCGGCGATCACCGCGGCCTTCTTGATTTCGTGTGTGGTTTCCATTTTGGATAGTGCTTAGAGATTGTCGCCCAGCCCGCGCGGCGTGACGTTGACCGGCTCGGCTGGGATATCGCGCGCCTCCTCGACGGTGCGAAGTCCCTTGAGCACGTCGCCGAACAAGTCGCGCAACACGTAGCCGCGGGCGCGAAAGCGCAGCATCCGCTTTGGGTAGTCGGTCCACGGTCCCGACTTCGCCCAGAGCTTCGCGCGCTTGGCGTCTGCGACCGTGAAGGTCTCGACGGTGGTCGCATCGCCGCGGGCAGCGGTCACGCGGTAGCCGTGCGCGTCCGTGTTGGGATCGCCGATCTCCTCCTCCTTGTACGAGGTCAGCAGGCCCGAAGCGCGGACCAGCGCGAGTGCGGCGTCGCCGTAGATTGCCGGCCGGCCGTTGATGACCGCGGTATTTTGCAAGGCAGCCATCGGCGTCAGCCCGAGCTCGGCGCCCAGCTGGATCGCGACAAGCACGCTCTCCGGCTTTTCCATTCCCTTCGGCGCGAAGCCCGAGGCAACGATGGCGTTGGCGAATCGATAGGCATCTTCCAGCGAGGCGAGCTGGACGCCCTGGGCGCCGAAGGTGACCGGCGCCTTGTTGATCTTGGCCGCGGGACTGGCCGCGAGTTGGGTATCCTCTTTGACGGTTTCTGCGTTCATTGTCTGGTCTGTGTTGTTGTTTTGCTTCTGGGTTGAGCCCGGTCGGGAAGTCTCGGCCGGGCTTTAAGTTTAGAACGGCACCTCTTCGGTCAGCGTCTCGGTGACGAGCGTGACCTTGCTGCCGGCGGCGAGCGTGCCGCGGTTGCCGTGGACGATCTGGCGCGCGGCGTTCCTCAAGCGGACGTCCTCGGCCCGTGGCGGGAACGGCTTGCCGTTGTTGCCGATGCGCGGCTCCGGCTCCTGGGCGTACCACTCAACCGACTTGGCGCCGAGCGAGCGGAGGGGCGTGCCCTTGTTTTTCCCGAAGTGCACCTCGACCGAGCCTGGGTCGGCCACGATCTCGCTGGGCTGCGGTATGTCCTTCGGAGCACCAGCCGGAGCCGGCGCGGAAGCTGCGGCCGGAGCCGCTGGCTTGGTGGAGAGCAGCGCGCGAATGGCGCGGAGCTCGGCGATGATCTGGTCTGCTTGTTGGTCGGTCATTTTGTTTTGGGTTTACTAAGTCCTAAGGCCTGGCGCATCTGCCAGTCTCTGAAGGCCGCGTCGAACTGATCGTAGATCTCGCGCCACGAGACCCAGCCCTCGCCGGGGATGAAGCAGTAGTGAGCCGAGCGTTCGACGTGCCCGTGCGTCCCGGTGTAGCGCGCCGCGGAGTGGCTGCCGCCGGTCAGGTTCTTGATCGGCTGAGTGCGGTTGAAGTTATTTTGCATAGCGGAGCCAGCGTACCTCTCGTGCGTAAGCGAGCGCCTGATCGCGCATCGACTGGCGCAGCAGCCGCCGATTGAGCAAGCTGTGCTGCCGCTTGGATTGATCGCGAAAAACTACTGCCTTGCCGAGCGCGTAGTGCGAGTAGGCGATGCCCGACGCGAACAGCGCCTTGGTCGCGCGGTTCATCGCATCGCCCTCCGCACCTTGTCGGCGTAAGGCAGCGTGGCCTGCTTCTTGTGCCCGCGAGCGCCGCCATTGTGGATCCGAGCCAGCGTCTCGACGTCGCCAGATTCCCAAGCCGCCGGCGCGTAGCGCTTGAGGTAGGCGGTCGCGACGCGGCGCGCGTAGGCGAGGTCGGTCACCTGCTCGTAGGATCCGGCGACCCGCGAGTCGGCGTGATAGGCGCGTGAGATCTGGAGCGGCCCGAGGCTGCGGCCGTTGTCGCCAAGGATGGCGCCGTGGCGGCCGCTGGTCTCGACTTGGTGAAGCGCCCGCCAGAAGGACTCAGGCGGCGCGGCGTGGCTGGCGGAGGCCAGCGCGAGGAGGATTAGTGAGCGGATCATTGTCGTTGCGCTCACAACCAAGGAGACGCGCAACGAGCTAGTCAACTCTTTTTCTCAACATTCTGTCCGGCGGGATCTGACAGTCAGACGTCGACGGCGTCCGCGAGGGCATCGCTGCCGAAGTCGCAGCTGATCGGCTCGGCCTTCGCGGCAACGTAAAGCTGCGCGAGGATGCCTGGACTCGAGAGCTCCGCGTTGCTCAGGTACTGGTCGAACTTGTCACCGCGCAGCCAGAGCTTCGCGATCCAAGGCGTGAGCGGCGCCTTGCCCGAATGAGCCGCGGCCGCGTCGACGTAGAGCGCGAACAGCGCAGACGACTCCCGCGCGGCCCGGTCCCAGCGGTGAGCCACGAGGCGGATGTAGTTGCCCGAGATGCCGCTCGGCAGGGTGAAGGTTTTCTGGAGAGCCATAGGTCAGGTGTATTCGGTGAACTCGACCGAGAAGCGCGCGTTGCCGGCTGGCACGTTCGTGCCGTCAAGCGTGGTCACGCGCACGACCGCGTTTGTGCTTGAGTTGCCCGCCGCGTCGAAGTCGTAGGCCGCGACGAGGTTGGCGTTGGAAGCGCATTGCGCGGTGCCGATGTCAGGCTTGGCGCCAAAGCCGCGGTTGGTCAGCGAGACGTTGAAGTTCTCGGTGATCGCGCCGCCCGCTAGAGAAACGACGACCGAGTCCGAAAAGATGACGTTTATCTGTCGCGTGCTGCTACCGCCGCCGGTCTTGATGCCAGTCGTGGTGACGTTCGAGTCAGAATACTTCGAGATACTGCCGGTGCCGATATTGGCTGCTCCGTTCGCGTTGCCGAGACTTGCCCAAGCGGAGACGCTTCCAGTCCGATTGACTGCTCGCAGGCGCACGTAACCGGCGGCCAGCGTTGCGTTGTAGAAAAAGCACTCGGTCTCGCGCGTCGTGATCGGCGCGTTAGATCCGGTAGCCGGCGACCACGAATAGTCGGTCGCGCCGTCCGAATTAGTTCCGGTCACCTTGACCTCGTAATACGAAAAGTCCGACTGCGTGTTCGGACTCCACGAGACGCGCGTGCCGAAAAGAAACGAGGTAGTTCCGGTGATGTAGGCCGGCTTAACGCCATCTGCGGAAAGCGCTCCGCCGGTCGGAGTCGTGACGCTGCCAGAGTAATTCGGAGCCGTGCGCGAAAGCGTCGAGGAGATCGTGCTGGGCGTATTCGAGAACGAGATCGCGCGGGCCGCGAACTCATACGCGACGCCAGGCGCAAGGTCGTCGATAGACGCCGCAATTGAGCCAGACGACAGCACGTTCGCGACGACCCATTCGCTGGCCCCGCTGCGGCGATAGAGGATCTGGAGCAGCGCGCCGCCGGTCGGCATCGCAGGAGCCGTGACCGTGATGCGGGCGAGAGCCGTGCCGTCCGTCGCGAGGTAGGTTGTTTCGCTCGCGTAGGTCGGCGCGTTCGGCGTGGACGGCGCAACGTTGGAAACGGCCCCGGCGGTGATCGCGACTGGCGTCGCCTGCACGCGGGTCGCAAAGCCGGACACGTTCTCGAGCGCATCGTAGGCGTTGACCCAGTAGTAATACGTCGTGCCGACCGCGACGTCCACGTCGACGAAGCGCGAGGCGTCGACCTCGGCAATCTTGTTCGTGTTCGCGTTGGCCGGCGTAACGCCGGTCGTGTTGCGGTAGATGCCGTACTCGGAGAAGTCGGGCGCGGTCGAATCGTCCCAGTCAAGGCCCACAGCGGAGCCGGTGCCGATGGTCGCGACGAGGTTTGTCGGGATGCTGGGGGCGACCGTGTCCTTCTGCACGTTGACCGTCGCGCTGACGTAGGACGTCGAGACCTTAAAGAAGCTCTCGCCGAAGATGCGGACGTTGTAGGTTGTACCGATCTTAACGTCGCTCGAGATGTAGTCCCTCGTCTGATCGCCGGGAACGGTGTTCCACGTAAGATAGGTCGTCGACGTGCTCTCCTTGTATTCGATGCCGACGTTGCCGCCGGCCTGGATGAACTCGTTTGCGGGCGCGGACCACGAGACAAGGATGCGCGGGAGCGCCGTGCCGTCGGCCTGGATCTGCTGCGTCGTGCCGTCCGCGGTCAGCGTGAGGTTCGTCGGCGCGGAAAGCGTGAAGGGATTCGGCAGCGTGGTGTTCGGCGCGTCGTCGACGTAGATCTCGTCGTTGACGGTCCAGTCATAGACCGTCGACGCCGTCTCGCGCAGCGTCATCTCGATAGCCAGCTGCGGCGGACTGCCGTCACTCGCGAAGTTCCATTCCATCACCTCGAAGACCTTCTGGGTCCAGCCCATCTTCGAGTTGGTAATCATCACAGTATCGCCGGCGCGGACCTGCATCGCCTCGAGGCGGAAGCGCGCGGTCATCGTGATCTCCTCGCGAGCGCGGCGCAGTTCGATCACGGCCAGCCGCTGGGCGCAGGCGGGCGAGGTCGTGAACGGCAGCGCCACGTCGCGCCAGTAGCGGATGCCGGCGTCCTTGGTCACGTAGGTCGTCGACGTGATCTGCGGGAAGTCAGACGGCTGCCAATCGTTTTGCGGCGAGACGTAGACGCCCTTGACTCCGTTGACGCGGTCGCGCGCCGAGGTCTTGGTCTGCACCGTCATCTGGCCGGCGAAGTGCTTCTCGGTCAGCGTGACGGTCGGGATCCGGTAGCCGGCCGCGTAGACAACCACCTTGCCTCCCGAGTAGGCGATCAGGCCGCCCATCGCGGTAATGAGCTTGCCGATGTTCTCGTCTGGCGAAGCGCTCGTGTAGAGCACGCCGTTGGCCTCGTAGCGGTTCTCGTAGGTGGCCGGCGAGGTGACCGGCTTGATCTCGACTTGCTCGTCGCAGATGTTCGCCGCGGCGTTGATTGCCGTATCGTCGACCTCGGCCGAGTCCATCGCCATCCCGAGCGAACTGGTCAAGTAGTCCCGAAGGCAGAGCGCAGGGTTGGCCGAGTAAGCGGTGGTCGTCGTCCGCGCATCGTAGACCTTCTTGCCCTTGACCACCGCGGCGATGTTCGGGATGCCGCCGGTCCAGACCTCCTGGTTCCAGACGAGCCGCACGTAAATGTACGCGATGCCGCGGAGCCGATGATTGCTCGTCCACTTGCCATCGGTCAGGCCGGAAGTCGCTGTCTCAAGGTTCGTTTCGACCGTCTGCGTGTCGGACCCAAGCTTCTTGTAGATCTCGGCGTAGCCCGTGAAGCGGCCCTGGGCGGCGCTGCCCGCGCCCGTCAGCGCGAGCTCGTCGTTGAAGTAGACGTCGCCAATCTCCTCGACCTCGTGACCGGCCATCGCTACGACGAGGTGCAGATACTCGTTCTTTGTTCCCGTCGTCGAGATGTAGACGATGACGCCGGAGGTCTTGGTCTGGCCGTAAACGATCTGCCGCGCTGCAATCGGCGAGCGGATCATCTGCGAGCGGTCGGTGAGCGACGGGTCGGAGTAGCTCGGAGCCTTCGGCGCAAGCAGCTTTGAAGCCGCCATCGAGGCAGCAGTCGTCGCGATGAACTTGAGCACGAACATCACCGCGTTGGCCACGGCGATGCTCAGTTTCAAATCCATCAAAGCGATCCAGACGACGACGGCGACTTGCGGCATAGTTAGAGGCGCCAGCAGGCGGCGCCGTTGAGGTCGAGGAACTCCAGCCCATCGCGGCCCACGAAGGCGGCCGCGTTACCCACGCAGACGCCCAGCCCGATGCCGTTGCCCACGTCACGTGCGATCACGTCACCGCGGCGAGCAAGGCCGATCTGCGTCGGCTCAAGCCCGAGCTCGCACGCTAGTTCCAGAATCCCGCCGGCCTTGTCGATGATGCGCTGCGCGCCGATGCCGCTTGAGTAGGTGCCGCGGTAGTGCGCTGCGGGATCTCGGCCCGTTGCCCGCGCGACCCAGTCGGCCGCGAAGAGGCAGC